CTCTACGCCACTAATGGCTGCGTTGATTGCTAACAGTCAACAAGCCTCTGGTGGTGTTTCTTCAGTAACTGTTCCCGTCCAGGGCGCACAGTTTGTGAACGCTCAGTGGTCTGACTACTCTGGCTCTTTTGCCCAGCCGTCAGTCCAACAAGGTGCTTACAACGCTGAATTTGACCTCAAGTTGATGATCTCCCCCGTGCCGTTCCTCGGTATGGAAGGCGTGGCTCAACAAGATGCTGCAATTATTCCGCTGATTGAAGCCCGTATGAATGACGCAACAAACGTCATGATGGACGCAATGGCAACGGCCTTGTACAACAACACCACCAACAATCAACAGTTCATCGGCTTGCCCGCTGCTGTGGATGACGGTACAGGTGGAGCTACATACCAAACCACTTACGGCAACATTAACCGCTCTACCTATACTTGGTGGCAGTCTAAGGTTTACGCTGCTGGTAACGTGAATCCCACAAGACAAAACATTCTCCAGTACATCTCTGGTACAGTGAAAAAGGGCGCAGAAATGCCTTCTTTCGGTGTCTGCGGATTTGGTACATGGACTTTGTTGGCTCAAGACTTTGTTGGTCAAGAGCAATATGTTATTACCCCAGGCTCTGGCTTTGACGGTGACAACAACGGCCCTCAAGCAGCATTCAGAGCACTGATGGTTGCTGGTGTGCCAATTTATCCAGACCCTTACTGTCCAGAAGGTACGGTTTATTTCCTCAACACCAACTACTTGAGCTTGTACATCCACGAGCAAGGTTCATTTGTGTTCACAGGATTTGAATCAACTCTACCAAATTGGCAGATTGGTTATGTAGGTGCTGTTCTTATGATTGCTGAGTTGGTGTCTGTGAAGCCCAAGTCAATGTCTAAGATCACTGGCTACAACTACTTGTCGCTATAAGGAGAATATAAAATGGCATTAGCTCTTAATAAAATTATCCTTGCAAGTGCAGTCGCTAATACGCCTGGTGCGTATTTTCAGATTACCACTACTCCCGCTACCACAGTTGGTAACGTCATTCCCGCTGGTGTTTACATTGTGTTTCCCACTGCTAACGTGACCATTCAGGCCACTTCAGCCGTGAACACAGCTGGTAACGCAACAGCAACCTCTATTGTTCTAGCGAACAACACTGGTGGCATGATCTTCTCTGACGGTGTTAACGTGTTTGCCAACTCTTCTGTTACCAATGCTACAGTTACTTTGTTGACTGTTGACGGTGGTCAGAACGTGTCTGGCACATTTAATAACGTCTAAGGAGTGAACAATGGCTAATCCCGATTCAGTCAGTCAGCTATATTTGGACTCGTTTGGGAATGGGCGTATTGGTCAAGCTACAGTTGTGTCTATGGCAGCCCTGGGCAACGCAGTTGGCACTATTCCTTTAGTGAATGGTGGACTGACAAGTTCAGGAGCTGCATTAGGATCTGGTGCAGTGATTCCTCGCAGAATTACTGTAAACAATCCTACAGGGTCTGTTTCGTCTGCCTATGTGACTATTACGACAAGCAATGACGGCAACGCATCTAATGCGATAGTTGCTAACGTGGCTTTGAGTAACATTACGGCAGCGGGTAGATACCAAGACTTGACGATAGCAACACCTTACTCCACAACAACATCAATAACTGGTAACTTGACACAGGCACTTTATGTGAATGTGACCACAGTTTCTGGCAATTCAAATACTGTAAACTTCCAAGTTTACGGTGACGTTGTGCAGTTCTAATGAACGTGTTTGTGACTAACCGTGGGGACACACAGCTTGCTGTTGGTCCTTACGAGTTTAAAAAGAATAATCCTGTAGAGCTACCCCAAGAGGTGGCTGTGCAGTTGTTTGGGTATGGCCTCGCAGATCGAGAGCATATCCTAGTTCGCTGGGGTTGGATTCAACTTCACAGTGAACTAGCAGAAGGTTTGAAAAAGTTAGATCAGTTTGAAATAACAACTGAAAGACCAGGGAAAAACAGCTCGTTACCCTCGGCTGTTGTTCGAGTACCCTTGCGTCTTGAAAAGGGCGCAGGGGAAAAAACACAGCGGGTAGCATAACATGGACAGCAAATGGCAACGCTTAACGACTATCTCAGCCAAGTTGAAAATTTGCTCCATGACGTTAACAATGTTTTCTGGACGCAAAACCAGTTAACAACCTATATTAACGAGGCGAGAGAGCGCACGGTCAGAGATACGGGTTGCCTACGAAACCTACAAACGACAACAGCTCCACTGGCTTATAACTCTACCGCCCTGACGGGTGTGTCACCCACAGCATGGGCTGGCAACACCGCAGTCACGGCTGGTCAGTACGTCTTTTCCAACATCTTTAACTACGTCTACACCCAGAGTGGGACATCTGGCAGTTCTGCTCCAGCCTATCCATCTGGGTCTAGTCCTTTTCCCCCGTCCACCCCTTTTGCAGACGGCACTGCCCAGCTGCAGTATGTGAGCAATTGTGAAATCATCCCTTTTAATGCTCTACCTCAGGGTATCAACGTCTATGATGTTGTCAACATTAACCTTTACTGGGGCAATAGTAGGATTCCTCTGCGTTATCTGCCTTGGTCCAACTTTACCGCCCAATTGCGTTACTGGCAGAATTATGTGGGTAGACCCATCTGTTTCAGTATGTATGGACAACAAGCAATCTACATTGCCCCCATTCCCGATCAGTCTTACTTCATTGAAGTAGATACCAACATATTGCCCACAGCTCTGTCTCTCAATAGTCCTAACGTCACTGACAGCATCATTGACCCTTGGAATACGTCTGTGCAGTATTACGCTGCCTACAAAGCCAAGTTTTACGAACAATCCTACGGTGAGGCTGAGATTTTCAAGCAAGAGTACAACAAGCACGTCTTGAACATACTCAACAGCACGTTCACTAGAAGGATTCCAGATCCATACAGTAGTGGAGGGTAATCATGGCCTCCGCAGAACAGAAGAAGTCCTACCAGGTAATCAAGGCTTTCAAGGGTCTTAACACCAAGGCCAACAGAACTGCCATCGACAAGGATGAATTCTCCTGGTTAGAGAACGCCATGCCCGTGGGTTCTGGCAATATGCGGATTATTCCCACCAGTAGCAACGTCACCAACGGTGCAAATGCGGTGGTGTTCACCAATAATGTGACCTACCTCACCTCTGCAAATATCAATGATGACTACATTGTTGCGGCTGAAGATAACGGGGCATTACAAGCATACGATTTAACGTCCAATAACTTTGTCACTATTGCCAGTACAGGCACATTGTCAAACGCCAATGTTTCCTCTACGCAATACCAGAATACTGACTTGTTTGTGGGTGACCCCAACAAGGGACTATTTGACTGGAACGGGGTTAGTCTCATTCCTGTGGGATCTGTGGGCAGTATTGCAATCACAAACCCAGGCATTAACTACACTTCTGCCCCCAACGTGGTTATTTCCTCCCCTAACAACGCCAATGGTGTACGGGCTACTGCGGTGGCCTCAATAACTACTGGTTCTGGTGGGGTGCAGAGCATTCAGGTCACTGCTGGTGGTTCAGGATTTACGTCTGTTCCTACCATAACAATAGCAACACCTGACGTTCAGGGTGGCAGCACAGCTACGGCTGCAGCCACTATCTCTGGCGGGGCAGTGGTGGCTATTTCTGTGATTTCGCCTGGCTCTGGATACCTTACATCTCCCGCTGTGAGCATTACTGGGGGTGGTGGAACTAGCGCAACTGCAAATGCAGCACTTTCCACGGGTATTGTGAACTCCATAAGCCTGACAAACGGGGGTAGCGGGTACACGTCTCAGCCCAGTGTCACCATTTCAGGTGGTGGGGGGTCTAATGCCAATGCTATTGCCCAGCTCGTCACGTTTGCCACAGGTGTGGTGTCCATCCAGGTCACCAACGGGGGCACAGGTTATGGTCAATATGGCAATTTAGCAGTCACGATCACGGGTGGTGGTGGCTCTGCTGCCAACGCTACTGCCATTGTTTCTGGAAATGCAGTCACGCAAGTGATTATGAATAACCCAGGGACAGGCTACACGTCTGCGCCTACAGCTGTTGTTTCTGGTGGGTCTGGTACGGGTGCAAACCTTGTTGCAACTGTCCAGTTAAACCCCATAGTGGACGTAGCCACCTTTTCTAACCGTGTTTGGGTGGCACAGGGGCGCACGGTGTACGCCAGTGCGTCTACAAGCCCCACAGACTTCACTTCTGTATCTGCTGTAGCGTTCAACATTCAAGACAGCACTTTGCACGGCAACATTCAGGGCCTCTTGTCTGCCAACAACTTCTTGTACATCTTTGGGGACGATAGCATTAACGTGTTTTCTGACTTGCAAGTGACCTCCACAGGGGCTACGGTGTTCACCAACACCAACGTGAGTGCGTCTATAGGTACATCCAGAATATACGCCATTTTCCCCTACTTCAGGTCAGTCCTTTTTATGAACGACTACGGGGTGTATGCCCTAGTAGGTTCAACCACCACCAAGATCAGTGACCCTCTAGACGGTATTTTTCCCTATATTGACTTCACCAAACCTGTCACTGGCGGTCAGACGCTGCTCAATAACATTCTTTGTGCGGTGTTTAACTTCTATGTGAACAGCTCCTTTCCTCTAGGGCCATCAGGATCACGCTACATTCAGGCTATTTTCTTTGAAAAGAAGTGGTACATATCTAGCCAGGGCAACATTCAGTATGTGACCTCTGTGCCATTTAGTGGCAAGGTTAAACTGTATGGCACTGATAACAATAAAGTATTAAAACAGTTATACAACGATAGTACAGGCAATGTAAGCAGTTACATACAGACGGCATTGAACGAGATGGGTGACTCCATCAGGACTAAACAAGCCCTCAAATTCGCTATAGAAGCGACTTTAGCGCAAGGTGGGACTCTTAGTGTTACCGTGGACTCAGAAACGGGTTCTAGCCCCGTCTATGTGCTTACAAACACCATTGCGTGGGTTAACAATGCTGGAAATGCTATAGGTTGGACAAACAATGCGTCTGCTACGATAATTTGGGTAAATCAGGCGGGATATTACCTGTACAAGAGCGATGCAGAGCAGTACGGTAAATATTTAGGGTTAACGATAACCAGTAATTCTGCTGGATATATTGTCAACACATTTGAGTTTGAACATGAATTAAGAGTGAGGTTCTAACATGGCACTACCAATCACAGTCCCCTATACATTTGGAAATGCAACTACGGCTATCCCGCTGTCTAACCTTGACAGTGACTATGCCACCGTCTACCAGGCCGTCAACGGGATAGGTAACGGGTCAGTAGCACTAGCAAATGTGACTATAAGCGGTGTGTCTACGCCTATTACAGCTACTCAAGGTGGAACGGGTAACAGTTCTGTATTTACAGCAAATGCGGTGGTGTATGCACCTACAACAAGTACGTTGGCTACTGGGTCTGCGCTGACGTTTGATGGAAGTAACTTAGGTATTGGAACAACAAGTCCGGGACAAAAACTAGATATAAGCACTTCTAGCGATATTCAAGCCCGTATTGGTAATTCTGTAACAGGCGCTCAATTTACTTACGATATTGGTCGTGTAGCGGCTTCTGGATTATTGCAGTTTTACGGCAATCAAAGCGGTGCAACAGGTTACATTTTTAGTGGCATCAATGGCGAGCGTATGCGTATAGACTCCAGCGGTAACTTGTTAGTGGGAGTAACAAGTGCTTATAGAAGTGGACAAAGTGCCATTTCTTCATCGAGTCAATATGGGTTGCGTATTCAGCCTACATCTGCTTCTAATGGTATAGCCTTCGAAATAAACGCACCAAATGTCACTTCTAGCACATCTTCTTACCTTATAGCCGTTAGTTCCGCTAATTCTGACAGAATGTATTGTTATTCAAATGGCAATATAGTTAATGTAAATAACAGTTATGGTACTTTGTCTGACGTAAAACTAAAAGACAACATAATTAATGCTACTCCAAAACTTGCAGATGTTATGCAATTAAAAGTGCGGAACTTTAATTTAAAGACTGATCCAGACCATAAACAAATTGGTTTTATTGCACAGGAACTTGAGGAAGTATTTCCCGCCTTAATTGACAATACATCATCACCAAATAATCCTAATGATATTACTAAATCTATTAAAACATCTGTTCTTGTCCCAATTTTGGTCAAAGCCATTCAAGAATTATCAGCAAAAGTAACCGCCCTAGAGGCTAAATTAGGAGTTTAAAAATGGCAAACACTTACACATGGACAATTTCTGCGCTAGACGCATATCCAACAACACCACAACCTGATTGCGTGTTCAATGCCCATTGGCAATGCGTTGCGACTAGCGACCAAACCCAAACAGTAAATGGGCAAACAGTCCCCTATACCGCAAGGATTTATAGCACTTGCAACATTGTTTACAACCCAAATGAACAATACATACCTTATGCCAATTTGACACAGGCAGAGGTATTGAATTGGATTTATGAAAATGGTGTTGACCAAACGGCAACACAGACCGCATTGGATGGCATGATTGAAAACCAGATTAACCCGCCTGTAATTTCACCCGCATTACCCTGGAGTGCCTAATGTCAGTATCAGCACCATTTAGCCCATCTGGTAACACAGTAGTCATTACTGCTGCTACAACTGCACCAGCTCCTGTACAAGTACCGTCTACAACATTAGGCGGTAACCAGTACAGGATCATTAACTCTGGTTCTCAAGTAGTTATTTTGGGGTTTGGTGCTAACTCTGCACAGGCTGCAGCTGGTGGTGTCATACCTACTAGCACTCAGAACAACTGCATACCCATGTTGCCTGGTACAGATGAGATATTGACGTTTGTGCCCAATGCTTACTTCACTGCCAACGCAACAACCAGTACGGCAACTATTTATATAACACCTGGGGACGGGGACTGATATGTTAAAAACAGCCAGCGGTGGAAGTACAACAGGCCAATTGAATTATCAAGGCACATGGAATGCCAATACTAATTCGCCTACGCTTGCCTCTGGCACTGGTACTAAGAACAACTATTATGTGGTTTCTGTAGCGGGTACAACCACGCTAGACGGCATATCTTCTTGGTCTGTGGGTGACTGGGCTATCTTTAACGGCACAGTCTGGGAAAGAGTTTTAGGAGGCACTACAGAGTCCTTTGCAAATGTGTCCATCACAACGGCAACAGGTTACCTCTACGCCAACAATACTGCCAACGTCACAGCATCTTTGACCATTCCTAATTCTGGACTTGCCAACAGCAACGTCATTATTGGCAACGTAACAATTGCGTTAGGAAGTTCAACTGCTAACCTTGCCAACCTTACTTTAGCCAACGTCATCATTCAGAGTGGAACAATCCCTTCTGCCAACCTTTCTAGCAATAGCGTTGTTATTGGTAATACCACAGTTGCATTGGGTTCAACTGTAACAAGTTTAGGTAATGTAACGCTAACAAATACTACTATTTCTAGCGTTGCTACCACTTTTCCTAATAACTTTCTGTCTAACAGTTCTGCCACACTAGGGAATGCCACAATTACATTGGGCGGTACAACGTCTAATGTGGGTAATCTCACCTTAGCCAACGTCACCATACAAAGCGGTACATTCCCGTCAGGCAACTTGTCTGCCAACAGTGCGACCATAGGCAACACGGTGGTGGCCTTGGGTAGCACGGTGTCTACTCTAGGCAATGTGACTATGGCTAACGTCACCATCACAACAGGGACAATCAATGTTACGTCTACTAATGTGGCTGCTACCACTGCTGCTAGTGCTACTTTTTCTAACTCTAGCATGATGCTTGTACCAGCTGGATACATAGATGTTGACCTCAACGGCACAGTGGTAAAAGTGCCTTACTATGCTGTTTAAGATGAACGATGACAACCACAACATTACTTTCCTAGATTTACTCATTATGTGGGTAGGGACGGTAGTGGGACACATCACGCTGTCTACTATGGTGTTGTTGGCTACTCTTGTTTACACTGTAATAAAGACTTATTTGTTGATCAGGGATAACTTTTGGAGAAAGCCTGATGAACCAAAATGATTTAGCCTATGTACAGTTTGGTGACGTGGAGGGACTCTCTAGGCTCGTCTTTGAGAACTTCCAGCAGCACAGACTCTTCTGGCAGACGCTAAACCGCAACAACATTGCTACACCTTTCTATCCTATAGAACAGGCCAATCCAGACAACCTCGATGACTGGCTACTGATCCATAACCAGATGCACGAGTCCCTGGCAAAGATACTGAACTTAGCTAACCCTTTTCAGTTACTAGACGCTGACTGGAACGTGGAAGATGACTTCTATGACTGGATCGGGGTTCACCAGGATATTCACCAGCAAATAGCACAACGTCTAAAGGTGCAGTAATGGCAACAAGACTTGAACCTATACAAATATTGGAAAAAAGTATGCAAGGGTCTAGACAAGACCCCAAGCGTATTCATGCTGCTATGGCAAGTCTGGTTAAGAAAGACCCTAAGTTTAGGGTCATGCGTGCTAATAACACCTTGTTTTCTTACTATAACTTAGGCAACGGGAACATAGATATGTCTATGGACACGGCAGACAATCCTAGAGATCTGGTGGACAGCATCAAGCAATTTGCTAAAGCTCTGAAGGTGGCTAAGTTTAAAAACGTCAAGTTCCAGATGAACAACCCACAAGTTGAAAAAATACTGAAAATGACGGGTTTGCAATATCAACTGCAGCCTATGCCCAACGGTCAAATGATGGCGGTGGTGCAAGTACCATGAGTAATGTAGTCAACAGCGTAACAACTCAAGTCGGCAACTTTGTCAGCAATGTTGCTAGTGATATTAACTTGGTGGTTACTACTGCCATAGAAAACCCTATTCCTATTATTGAGACAATAGCGGTGGCTATTGTGCTAGGTCCAGAATACTTGGATTTAGGGTTGAGCAATGTTGCAACTTCTGCCATTTCTAGTGCTGCGGTGGCAGCCATGAATGGTGCAAGTCCAGAAAATATTGCAAAATCTGCTGCGGTGGCAGCCACAGGAACTTACGTTTCAACAGAAGTTGCAGGAGCATTAGGTGCTCCTCCAGCACCAGGTGCTCCTCCAGCTCCTCCTGCACCGCCAACGCCTCCTGTGCCGTCTTCTACAACAGCATTGTTGGCAAACATTGCGGGTTCTGCTGCGGGTGGTGCTGCTGCAACTCTTGTTGCGGGTGGTAATCCCAATCAAATTGTACAAAACGCATTAGCAGGTTCTCTGGGTGCGGGTACGTCAGCTGCCGCACAATATGCTGGTGCAAGTCCTACCGTGGCTAATGCACTAGGCGGTTATGTCAGTGGAGAAACACAAGCGGGTGGAACTGTTTTGTCTGGATTGACGGGAGCAGCCAGTGGAGCTACCAGAACAACATCTGTATTGCCTACAGGACAAAATGTAGCAACTATAGATGCGACTGTGATTGACCTATCACAAGGAACCAATGTTGCTGGAACTTCTGATGTGCCAGGTGAATTACCTTCTGGTGGATTTCAACCAGGTCAGATTACTCAAACAGCAAATGGTTTGTTTACAACCTTTATTGCTGCAGACGGCACAACCGTAAACATTCCTGTTACATACAATCAGCAAACAGGCTCTGTAAGTACCACCTCGACAGACCCAGAGGCAGTTAATTACGTTAAAACATTAACGATTAGTGATCCATCAAAGATAAACCCTATCTTTTTTGACAAGACTCCTATTAACCCAAACTTGTCAGCAGAAGAACAAGCTGCGCTGCAGAATGTTGCTAGTAAGACCAGTAGTGACATGATCAACGCACTGAAGGCGGGTAAGTCTGTAGACGAGTATTACAACACCTACGCCTATACGTCATCTTTGCCCACTTTTGTAACGCAAATGGCTACAGAGTTGGCTAATGATCCTACAGGAACAGACCCTAGCTACAACTCTTTGCGAGCAGAATACAAGGCTGTGACGGGTACAGACTTTATTAGCCCTTCTGGTGTACCTAATTATATTTTGCCACCAGTAACTATTGTTGCATCTAGAGTGATCAGCTCAGATCCAGTCAGTGGAATTACTTTTGTAGTAGGCGCAGATGGAAACCCGTTACCAATTTCTAGTACTGTCCCGTTAACACCTGGTGAAACAGTTGCATACAACACAACAACAAATGCAGCTATTCCAAGTAGCGTTACAAATCAAACGCCACAAGATGTAATCAATACAAGTCCAGAGACCCCCGCTGCACCTGCAGAAAAGCCTACAACATATCCATCAGCTACAAACCTCACAGGGCCAGCAAACATACCTTCTACTGGTGCAGTGACAGGGCCAAACGCACAAACAGCGATAGCACCAGTGGGTACATACGCACCCGATACGCCACCCGCATCATCAAGCCCACGTTCTCCAGCTGCGCCCGCAGGACCTGCAACGCCAAAAGTGCCCGCAGGACCTGTTTACCCTACGGCAACAACAACGTCTCCTATTTCACCATCTGCTGTGACCACCTTGCTAGGAACATCACCTACAAGTCAAACATTGTCTACACCATCAGCACCAACAGGTCCATCTACAGAAAAAACACCTTATCCAACTTTTAAGCCTGACGTATTTGTAGAGAGTAACGTGCCAAAGACGTTGGCTAATATCTCTAAAATTGGTGGATCACTACCCACTACTGGCGAGACAGTGGGCATAGGTGGCGGTGGTGGGGGTGTTTCTGTAGAATCAGGACAGCAACAGCAACCCGTCTGGAACGTGGCCTCTTTGAAGTTAAAAGAAGAGGCAGAGGGAACGCCCGATTACGGGGCATTATCATCAGCATTGGGGATATAAATGGCTACAGCACTCAGAAACCTGACAAAACTAGGCACAGACGTAAAACAGATTGCACGCCTGTTGCAAAAGAAAGCTCCTCCAGGGCATATGCTGGCCTACATTTCTCCAGAAGAAGCAAAGGTTCTCAAGCAAAGAGGTGGCTCTGGACGCATCACAGATGAGGGTATTCCCTCGTTTGAACCTATTGATGTTACTGGTGAAAACACTCTAGGATTTGATCAACCTGTGCAAACAGGACAACAGGTTCAACCAGATATTGGGCCTATATCTACTGCAACTGGTGGCGGTGGTGACACTATTTCTGCTGCACCAGCACCCGCAGAAACATCAGTTAGTGCTGCGCCATCAGAATACAGTTTGTTTGGCGGGGGAGGTGGTGGAGGTCAACCAGGCATTAGACTGGGGACACCTAGTCAACTCAGTTTGGCCTTGCCGTCTGACGTAACACCGTCAATTACAACGCCATCTGGTCCTTCTCCTTACGACATCACAAGCAAAACAGCATCAACTCTTGCTGCACCTGGGCCAGAAGTAGGCGCACCACCCGCTGGCGGTATGTCAGACGCTACCAAGGCTAAACTAGGCATAAGCGGTCTAGAGGCTCTTTTAGGCGCATCTCAGGTCAGGGCAGCACAATCACAAGGTCAGGCTGCTAAAGAGGCTTTACAGGCACAGGCAGCACCTTATCAACAGCAAGGTCAACAGTTGTTGGCAGCCTCACAACGTGGTGAACTCACGCCCGCCAACCAGCAAGTTCTTCAGGCTGCACAAGCACAGGCAGCGCAGAATATTGCGACTAGAGGCGGTGTTGGCGGTATGCAAGCCCAGAACCAAATCAACGCACTACAGCAGCAACTGTTGTCTAGTCAACTCAATTTGGGTCTACAGTTGCAGTCTGTGGGTGACAAGATTGCTCAAGGTGCTATTCAAGCTGGTGTACAGGCTGATCAGTATGTCAATACTCTTACGAGCAATTACGCCATGAACGTAGCGAGAACACTGGCGGGTGGTTTGCCTGGTGGCACAACAGCAACAACTCCTACACCTCAACAATAAGGGGTTAATATGACTACCACACTAGGCAAATTAGGATCAGGCACATTTGGGGCGTTTGGGTTACAGGACCTTGCTCCTGCAAAACCTAAAACACCAGAAGAAACAAGAACGTCTTTACAAGAAGATGTGATGAAGGCTGCCAAGTCCGAGAGTGAAATGGAAACAGCACAGAAGAAAGAAAAGCTGTATGGTGAACAAGAGATGGCTGGTGCTGAATTGGCCGCAAAAGAACAGTATGCCAAAGAAAGAGTGCCAGAAGACTTGAAAGCAAAGCTAGAAAAACATCTAGACGAGCAGTCAAAACCTTTTGTACCCACCAAAGAAACCACAGACGATCTTACTGCTTTGTTTGTGACCACTAACTTACTTGGATTTTTAGTAGGTGGTAGGGGGAAAAACAATGCCCAGGCTGCTATGTCTGCTATGAACGGTATGCTAGAAGGCCACCAAAAAGGCCGTGATGATTTATACAAGAAAGAAAAAGACATCTTTGACGAAAATCAAAAGGTGCTTTCTAAGTCTATAGAGCAACTCAGAAACGAGTTAAAAGACGCTGCAGATACCGCAGCAGTTGATTCTCAGCTAGGCATTGCCAAGGCTAGAGACAGCATTGCCAAGCACGGTTTTACCACCCTCATGCCTTATTTGGAAAAGCAAGGGTTAGTGCCCACTTACAAGTTGGCAGAGCAAGCCTACAAGATGAATGAGGACAACCTGGCTAGAACACAAAAGCTAGAGGAAAAATCTGCGTCTGCTGCTCACGTTAAATTTGAAGAAGATCAAGCCTTAAAAAGGGGAGTCAGAGAAGAGCAAAAGCTGGGCATTGAATTTACAAGACTCAGAATGGCTCAAGAAAAAGCAAAAGCAGAGGCTGGTCAACTGACCGACACAAGTATCAATGATGCTGCCCAGGCCATTGCCAGCTATTCACAAGCCCCCCCAGCTTTGCGGGATAAATTGCGTAACCTTATTCTTGCAAAAGTACGGGTAATTAACCCATCCTATAACGAGAATGAGTACAAAACAACTGGTGCTGCAGACAGATACTGGACTACAGGACAGGGAACAAAGCAGTTGCAGTCGTTTAATACAGTTGCTGGTCACTTAGCGTCACTAGAAGAGTATGCAAAAGGTTTGCAGAATGGTGATGCTAGACTTGCAAATAGGGGTTTAAATTACTTGCAAACTGAATTTGGTGCAAACAATGTCACCAATTTCAACACTGCTAAGCAAATTGTTGCCACTGAGATTATTAACACAATCACAAGAGCTGGTGGTGGCGTGAAAGAACGTGAAGAGGCCGCTGCTAACTTTAGTGCTGCTAACTCACCAGAACAGTTGCAAGGTGCTATTGACGTTGCAAAAGAATTGATCAAGGGACGTTTGGATGCGTCTAAACAACAATATGAGGCGGGTACTGGTAAGAAAGACTTTGACAAGTTCTTAACTGATGATGCAAAAAAAGCATTTTCTACAACCTCAACAGCACCAAGTCAAGACTTACAAGCAGAAGCTGTTAGACGTTTTGGGTCATATGAACCTGACAAGTATGACTATGGCTTTGAAAATGGCAAGTTTTACAGGGATAAAAAATGACCAGAGAATACGCCCCTGATGACACTCCCGCACCCAAAAGAGAATACGCCAGTGATGTTGCACAAATTCCTACTGGCGGGGAAAAGACTGTACCGTTAAAAGGTGAATTGGCTGGTGAACCTAAGTTTATGGAGTCCTTTTTGCAAACAGCGCAGATGGTTCCAGAAGTGGGTTTGCTTGCTGGTGCTGCCAGATTTGGTTCTACGGGTACAAAATTAGCACCATATTTTGAACGGTTTGCAGAAGCGGTTATTCCTAAAACATTAACTGGCGCAACAACAGCCACTACAGCTGCTGGTATGACTGGCGTGGGTGGTGAGGCGGTTAAAACAGTTCTGGAAAGAAAAGGTGTTTCACCGAAAAAGGCAGAGGCTGCAAAACAACTTACAGAGATGGGTTTGGGACTGGGAACAGCTGGTTTGGCAAAAGGTGGACAAGCATTAGTAAAGGGTGCAAAAGCCTTAACGGGTTCACCATTCAGAGAGGCTGCGGGTGGTTTACAAACATCAGCAAAAACATTAGCAGAACAATTAGCAGCACAAGAAAGAGTGTCTGGAAGAGAATTGGTCAGTAAACAACGCCAGGCAAGACTGCGTGCTGGACAAGAAGTGCAAACAGCAGAACAACAGGCAGCACAGGCAAAGGCACAACTAGGCAGACCGCAAGACCCGTCTACAACAGGATCAAGCCTGGTTAATGACATCAAGGGTGTGAGTGATGTTAATCGTCAACAACGTGTGACTCTGGCTGACCAGACTTATACGGCTGCATTTGATTCAGCACGGGCAAAACAGGCAAATGGAGATTTCTGGCAAACGTCACCGTCAGGCCAAAATTTCTTTACAACCCTAGAAAACAAGATTAAAACGTCTGACACCACCAATGTTAGTTCTGCAGAAGAGTCCGAGATCAAAAACATCATTGGTGAGTTGCGGGGTAAAGTTATTGGACGTGGGACAAAATCAGTCTATGACCCAGCAAAAGGTATTGTTGAAGTGCCTGGTGATCCAATATATGCACCAGCTGACATTAAAGTTGTCGTGGAGCAGTTGCGTAAACTCAGAGAGGCTGAGAGAGGTTTTCCGCCACAAGGTTTTGAGGCCATCACAAAAGGCCGTGCCAAGGCTGTGGCTAAGTCACTAGAAGAATCTATTGCTAATTGGGATGATGGTTTGCGTAAAGCAGATCAGACATACAAGGCCATGTCAGAACGCCTGTATCCAGAAGAGAGCAGACGTGCAAAAGCAGTGCTTGCTAGACAAAAATATGACGTAAATCAGTTGGCTGCAGACCCAGTAAACGCACCTAAAAAATTCTTCCAGAGCAAACAAGGCATTGAAGACTTGACCAACCTACTAGACGGGGACACCAACAAGGTGGCTCAATATGCTAATCAGCACGTTATCAACGAGTTGTCTGCCAAGAAAACAGCAAAAGAGGCTGAGAACTGGGTGACAGATAAGAACAATAAAGACTGGATGAATGCTGTACCAGGATTACGTCAACGTGCCGAGGATTACGTTAAGCAGTTGCTAGAGGCAGAGACCAAGGGTAAGTCTGCTGAAGAGATGAGAAAACGTCTCAAGACTGCTGGCAAAGGTAATTTGCGTGATGCTATCAACAAGGTTAGAGAACTAGAGTCACAAGCCTTTGCAATGGAATACGCTGATCCAAGTAAAGTTGGCAGTCTAGCCAGGCAGTTTGCACAGAAACTCAAGAAAGAGGACCTTGCGTCACCAGCTCAAATTGCTGATCTTGAGCGTCAAATTGCAGATGTTGAGGCAAAGTTTGAAGGCAAACAACGGGCACAACGTATGGCTGTTTTAGCAGCCAAGTATTCCAGTCTGGGATACGGTGCGTGGGAAGCAGTCAGAATTTTAGGCGGTAAATAGGAGATCATCATGCCACTCAAAAAAGGTAATAGCCGTGAAACAATATCCAAGAACATTAGCAAACTCACAAAAGAAGGAGGCCGTCCACGCAAGCAAATTATTGCTATCGCTTTGTCATCGGCTCGCAAATCAAAAAAGTCTGGTAAGAGAAAAGGCAAAAGAGGCTGAAAAACTAGGGTTTAAGTTATGACCAAGAAGAAAGACAAGGGGATTAACCCAGCTCTAGAAAACGCCATCTCTGAGATGCTAAAAGCGGTCATGGTAGACCCTACTGCAACCATTACCGACAAGACCAAGGTTATAGACCGTGCCCTGAAGTTAGAGGCGATCAAGATGAAGATGCAAGATGACGAGTGGGGTAGTGGGTTTATGGGATTAGAAGACGAGGAAAACGAGGCATAATAGAGCTTTTTAAGGGGGTTCTATGGATAAAGTCTCATTGATCACGTTAGCGTTAAAGGTTATTTCAGATCGTTTAATCACGATTCTGGCACTGCTAATGGCGTGTGGATTAACGTCCTACACGTTGTGGGCGGGTGATTGGACAAGGGTAGCAACACTTGCTATATTTGTGTTATTCAGTTATTTAGTTGTAAAGAACAAGGAGGTTAGTCATGCCAAGCAGCAACCGCAACAAGAACCCTATGAGTCCCAAGGCTGATTATGAAAACAGCAACATGGCTAACTCTAAGCACCAGAGACCCCATGAGGTAAACCAACAGATTGCCAAGTCTGTGCGTCCCCAGTTACCCCGTGACGGGTCTGTTGGCATGGAAAGATGGACACCTGGCACATTGCCTATGGGCGGGTTTAGGTCAGTGATTGACTTCTCTGGCACGCCTAGTTACAACACCAAGAAGTCACCTACCTCTGGTGGTGGTGGAAAGGTTTACTAATGGCTAACAATATTGCGTTCCAAGCCTCTGGAATGACGTACAAGGCTAACGCTACGTCCTCGTCACAAACCATCCAGATCACCACGGTTTCGCCTACCAACCAGTATTTGTTGTCTAGTCACCAGCCAACAGGTACTGGTGGTTATCCCGTCTACGTCAACATCAGCACGGCTGCAAACGTGACCGTCTCTGCCCCAGCCAACGGGTCACCTAGCAACTGTATTGTGATTGTGCCTGGCATGAACAGGACAATTACTGCTGTGCAGTGCAGTCCTACACAACCCGTGTATGTAGCTTACATTACTGACACTGGTGCATCGGGTGCTGTTGAAGCCTACATCACGCCAGGAGAGGGGTTATAAGTGGACCCGCTGACAATATTCGCAGCGTGCAAGGCTGCTCATGCGGGTATTCGAGAGTGTATTGATCTTTACCAGGACTTTAAAAAGGATGGTAAAGACGTGTCCGACATTGTGGGTGACATTGGTAAGAACTTAGGTGCGTTCTTTACCCACCAGGAATCGTTTAAAGAGGCCGAGAAGGAGGCAAAGAATAAGCCTCTAAGCAAAGGTATGTCTATCAACGAGGAGGCCATGAACCGCATCCTACGCCAGCAACAGCTGGAGCAGATGGAGACCGATCTTAGAGAGATGATCATCTATCAAATAGGTATGCCTGGTCTCTGGAGTAAGTTTGTAGAGATGCGGGAAGTTGTACGAAAAGAGCGAGAAAAGATCGAGCGTGAACAAAAAAAGCCCTTGAGGAGGCTGCCAGAAAGAGACGGCAGTTTATCGACAAATGGCAAGTTCGTGGAGCGTTATTGGCTGGCTGTTTATCTCTCTTGATCGTCTTCTCTGCCCTCATGTATGCTATTCATGTTGACTATCAAAAGAGTAAAGATGGGAGTATTAAATGAGTTGGATTGAAAGCATAGCCCCTACCATTGCCAGTTGCTTAGGCGGTCCACTCGCTGGCCTTGCTGTGGAGGCCGTATCCAAGGCTATAGGGGTTGACCCTAGTGCCGTACAAGACACCATCAACTCAGGCAAACTCACCGCAGACCAGATAGCCAGCATTCAGGCTGCAGAGATCCAGTTAAAGGCCAAGGCTCAAGAGATGAACCTAGACTTTGAGCAACTGGCTGTACAAGACAGAAAGTCTGCTAGGGATATGCAGACTACCACCAAGTCTTTTATTCCTCCCCTGCTGGCTCTAATCATCACTCTGGGGTTCTTTGGTATCCTAGTGGGTATGATGACAGGCAAAGTGACTTCTAGTGATGCCTTGATGCTCCTATTGGGTTCTCTGGGGACTGCCTGGACGGGAGTGATTAGTTTCTATTTTGGGAGTTCTGCGTCTAGCCAGAACAAAGATGCACTTCTTCACCAGAGTACCCCCACAAAATGACACTACTTACCGAACACTTCACGCTGGAAGAACTTACGGTCACAGACCACAGGGAGTTTACAAATGAACCTAGCGAATACGAAAAAGCTAATCTCATGCGCTTGGCTGAGTTTCTGGAGCAAGTTAAAACAGTGCTGGGTGGCAAGCCGATCATGGTTAACAGCGCATTTCGGTCAGAGGCCGTGAACAATGCTTGTGGATCAAAAAACACCTCTCAGCATAGGCTGGGTTGCGCTGCTGACCTAAGAGTGCCTGGCATGACCCCAGACGAGGTAGTCAAAGCTATTATTGGGAGTGACCTACAGTATGACCAAGTTATTCGTGAGTTTGATCGTTGGACTCATATATCTGTGCCTAATAGTCCTAATGACAAACCTAGACTACAACGGCTCATAATTGACCGCAATGGCACACGTTTATATGCCTAGAAAGTCAGGTCCAAACCTATCAGTAGGCCGAGGAGAGAAACTCCCAGTATCCAAAGGGGGAGGCTTGACAGCCAAAGGACGAGCAAAATACAACAAAGCAACAGGGAGCAAGCTAAAAGCACCCCAAAAGTCAGGACCAAGGCATAAATCATTTTGTGCTCGTAGTTCTGGTTGGACTGGAGAAAGAGGGCGTGCTGCCCGTAAAAGATGGGGTTGTCGTTAAGGAGCTGGTAAGAGTCCACCTTCAAACAAATACGTCCCAAAGTGCCCTAATTGCGCCCAGGGTGCTGCCCAAACCTTTAGTCCTGCCTCTCTAGCCTTCCAGCAGAAGAAATAGTCCTCAGACAGCAGTCTCTCTGTGCCTGGTTCAATAGCACAGGCAAAGTATTCTGTGATCCACTCTTGTTGTTCTACGCCTTGGCCTATAAAACCCACGTCATTCTTGTACTTGTTGACCACCTTCTTCATGCGTTCAAAAGTCCTTCTCTTGATCAACATGAACCCTGTGCCACCATTAAAGATTTCCACAGGCTTGTCCACAGGCACAGTAACTGATCCTTGATAGTCTTTTAAGTTGATCACTAGGCTACCTGTTCTATTCTTCCACTGGTCAACAGGTATACCTTCAGCAGCTGCTTGTGCAACGCCTCCCCAGTTGATTTCTTTCTTGGGGTAGATACCGCAGATGATGTCTTTGTCTGCCTGGATCATCTTCACCAGGTCAGCCCCGTTGAACTTGATGTCAGCGTCTATAAACATCAGATGGGTGTACTGCTTGTTCGTCATAAACGTGTGCGCTAAAGCGTTCCTACCCCGCTGTATGAGGCTTTCGTTGAACATGGCAGAGAACCCCATGCTAATGCCGTTAGATTGCAGTGTGTGACCCAGAGTAATCAGGGATTGGGTGAAGTAGCCTGTACACATTCCCCCGTACATAGGGGTAGCCACAAACACGTTTGTCTTCTTCTCTTTCTTCTCAGGTTTTACTTCTACGACTTCTTTTTTCTTGCGAGTTGCCATGATTTGTTCCTTGTTTAGTTAGAAAAGGCATACTGTGGATTACAGGGGTATGCCAGCTCCTGTCCTAACTCCTGGGATTGCCCCAGAGTTCGCATCCACTGCTATGTTTGGTGGGACGTGCGGGGATCGAACCCACGACAAACGGATTAAAAGTCCGCTGCTCTACCAGCTGAGCTAACGTCCCTCTTTTTGACCGTCTTTGAACCCTTCTGAGTAAGCTA